TGGAAGTAGCATCCCTTATTAATTGGGAAAAAAAAGAAAGAGCAATTGCCATCCACAAAATTGGAGGATATTACGAAAGAGGCAATGGAGTTGAAAAAGATTATCTTACCGCCCTCTACTGGTATAGAATGGGAGAAGTTTTAATATATCCACCCTCCATATTCAGCATAGGACGCTTATATGAACATGGTGGTCCAGGATTAGAACAAAATTATCAAATAGCCTATCACTATTACTATATTAGTGCAACAACATTTGAAAATCAATACGCCAAATATGAAGTTGGATTATTATACGAAAAAGGATTAGGTGTTACACAGAGTCTTAAAACAGCCTATTTGTGGTATCGTTCTGCAGCTGGAAATGGACAGACAAATGGTATTTATCAATTAGGAACATTATATGAAAGAGGAGTATATGAAGAGAATTTTTCATTGGAGAAGAATGTAAATGAGGCATTGAGGTTGTATAAGATAGCTTCTGATAAGAGAAATTATTATGAGGCGAATATTCGTCTCGGTAAAATCTATAAGCATGGAATGTATATTGAAGCTCCATTGAATCATCAGCTTTCCTTTGAATACTTCAAAAAATCAGAAAACAACCCTGAAGCTCAATATCATATTGGAACATTTTATGAATTAGGATTATTAGGTAATGTTAATATTTCTGATGCATTAATGTATTACAATTTATCAGCTAATCAGAATTATGCACCAGCAATACACCATCTTGGTAAAATTTATCAAGATGGTGTATTAGTCGAAAAAAATATTCAATTGTCTCAAGAATATCTACAAAAAGCTGAAGAATTAGCCTTTATAGATAATTATAATTCAACATAACCATCAAAAATAATTGAATCATCATCAGTTAAATTAAATATATTCAAATAATTAATCACCATATTAAAAGATATACCAAATATTCTTAAAGTATCAACCGCTTCTCTCGCAATATTATTTTTCTTACAATAAATAATGTTACTCTGATAAATTTTATTAAATATATAGGGGAAAAGTAGAGCAGTATAATGAAATAGGTCTAATAGATGTGGCATAATTTCAATTAATTCTCCTTGAATTGTTTTTATAAAGATATTATTTTTACTTAGGAAAGTATCTTCAACATTATCAATTGGAAATGTTTCAGTAATATTGCATAAAATTTCAGAAAAGAATACAAATCCATTTGGCTTTATTCTGAATAGAAAATTACATAATCTTGCTAAGAATAATATATCATTATTTTTTACTAATCCAGTAATATTATTTTTATCTCCAAAAATTGTTATTCCAATTATATAATCAATTACAACATTTCTTGCTATTTCTCCTAATCTACTATCACCAATTATTCCTTTATCAAAATTATTGATAACTTCATCGATATTTTTGTAATCAGATAAAAATATTGGTGATATATATTCAGATTGTATTTTTTGGGAATAGTTTGGGCCAAATAATATTTTCTCAACTGTTTTAAAATATTTTTCTGATTTATTCAAAATAAATTCAGTAAATTCCTTCTTATTTATATTTTTAAATTTATACATATTCACCTTTAATTGCATCTATTTTTTAAATAATAATTTTTCAAGATAGAAATTATTTTAAGTAAAAAAATATTTATTTTTTATATATGATAAATAATGAACAAGGAATATTATGATGATACTAAAAGATTTTATGTTTGCAGTTATGGTGGCTGTGGTTCCCAATTAGAAATTATTTAAAATTATTTGGACAATCATTTCATATACATAGTAGGAAACCACCTGTAAAATTATGTCATATATGGGATGAATCATTTGATTATAAGAGGATTTTGCCTGATGATTTAGTTGAGAAGACGAAGGTTATATATTTATACAAGGATCCGGTTAAAGCTATTATGAGTAGATTTTGGGAGAGGAGACATTTGAAGAATGTTGAGTGTCCTGATTTAGATGTAACTATAGATGATGTAATAAATCAGAAAAAAGATTTATTTGGAATTGAAGAGTTTTATGATAATTATACAGTTCCTTTTGATAGAAATTATAAGATATATTGTATAAAATATGAGGCTTTATTTAATGAATTGGGGAGGGTGAATGAGTTATTGGGTGTGTCGGATGTAAAGGAATTACATTTTAAGAGGAATGAGAGGAAGAGGGATGTAAAAGAGGGATTGGAGGATGTTTATAAGAATTTAAAGGATAAGATGGATAAAATGGATTCAATTGAAATAATATGATTTACAAACAAAAATATTATAATACTTATGTCGGTAAGAAATATATATCCGGCGAAAGAATATCATATACGTTTGTTGGATGGGGAATGTATATTTGATACTTTTATAAATAAGTTACCGATAGATGTTACTATAATTAATTTAAAATTTCCTGAATTTGGCGTTCCAGTAGAAGATGAGTATTTTATGGAAGTAGATATGATTATTGATAATATATATGTTGTGGTTATATTATTAAAAGATAGAAAAGTTGAAAGGATGGTGGATAACTTGTTAGAGATGTGTGATCTTGAGGTAGAGATGTATTATAATTTTTATGCAGAGGAGCCAGATATTATTGATATGGAAATGCCAGATTGATATAATTTTAGGCAATCATTGAAGAAATTTTTATCTTGTATTTCGATAAATTTTTGTTTGATAAGTTCAAGTTCAAGTTTGAGGAGAAAAATGTCTGTATCAATAGATATTTCTATTGAGGGTGTTATATTGTAGGAATATATTTCTTGAATTAGTTTTTCTTTATTCATGATATAAAAATTGATTTAAAAAATAGTTGATTTTTTAAATAAAAAATGTTAATTCCATTATCTTATCAAATTTTTGGTGATTACTTTTCTAAAAAAATATCATGGAAAGATTTAAAGATTGCTTGTAATATAGCTTTTCAAAATGCTATACAAAGCATAAATGCATCACAAGAATATAAGTATTATCAACTTCAATACAAAGAAAACTCAACAGACAAACAGGATATTAATTCAGATTATTATCGGAGCAAGATAATAAAGTCTGCGTCTAAATTATCGGTATATAATTATTTTTTATTTGATTGTAAGGAAGAACCGTTCAATGAGTGTATAAATTATTGGTTAAACAATAATCTGAATAAGGATGTTTTAAAGATTCTATATACGGTTGATAATTTATTTGCTTTAAATTTGTATAATATTGATGGAATTGAATATGTAGATTTGATGGAAATTTTTGATTACTTTTTTTGGCAGAATGATCATGGATATTTTTTCCGGTTAGTTGAGTTAGGTAATCCAATTGTAGAATTGTAAATTAAAATATATTATAATATTAATGGGATGTGATGGTAGAAAAATAGTAAGAGGTATAGAAAATCCTATTGATAATTTAATAATTGATTTATGCACAGCTATTAATCGTAGATTGAGTCCTAAATGGGTATCACCAAATATATTGACAACTTTCTCATTAATAACAGGTGTATTGAGTGCTTGGTTTATATATAAAGATTTATTCTTGCATTCTGGTATATTTTATTTTTTGTCGTATTTATTTGATTGTTTGGATGGTAATTTTGCGAGGATGTATAATCAAGTCACAAAATTTGGTGATATTTATGACCATATGACAGATAGAATAAAGATGGTTTTAGTTATAATTGCTATATTGACAAATAAGGTAATTACTTATAGGGTAAAGGTAATATTTATTGTAGTATTTTTGATATTTTTTGCATTTTTAGTTTATCATATGAGTTGTCAGGAGATGAATGTAAAGTCGGGTAGGTCAATGTTTTTAGGTATGTATAGAGGGATATGTGGTTGTAAAAATTATATAAGTATAACAAAGTTTTTTGGTTGTGGTACATTTAATTTGGTAATATTTGGTTTTATAATGTATTTTTATGTAGCCTATAGAAAAAATGATGGTTAAAAATTGATGATAAGTGAATATATAAGTTTATCTTTAAGATGCCAAGCCTCATTAAGAGAATTAATTCTTTAACCGCTAATTTACCACATGACCTTATTCAATACAAGGATGTTGTTACTATATTCAGTTCTGGCAATTATGACAGGATTATTCATACTATTCATCGAATCTGTTACAGAGGCGAGAATAGATTGATGCATCTTTTGTCGCCGGAACTTCAAGGATTATATATTGAGTTAAGTTCTTTCAACAGATACGGTGTATCAGTTGAGAATATTAACAACATTCCGGGTAACAGAGTTACAATGTTGTTGGGTCATTTGGTGGAATCATTTACTGCTGAGACTACTTATTTCTTTTTTAAGATATTAAAGAAGATGAAGATATTGTTCATGCCTCAATATTTGGAGAAAATACTTTATTATTCTTCACAATTGGGAAATGTGACCATTCTTCACAAGTGTCTTAATTTTTATCTATTTACGATGATATCAGAGGAAAGAGATGCTAAAATTGAATTGATTAGCAACCAAGAACTCATTTTTACTAATACAAAACAATTTGAAAAAGTTTTTAGAGAATGCATTAATATAGCTATCGCCCACAGCCAAACAAAGGCTATACATTTACTTGCCAGATTAATTGGCTACGATGGAGGTTCTGAAAAAGTTGATTTCACAATCACTGAAGTATGTTTCAAACGTGAGATTGATATCTATCAAGACAATGAACTATGCACACATGAATATTTGTCTGATTTTTACGGATATTTTTGTAATTTCAGTGTGGATTGGTTAGCTAAGAAAAATGCGGACACACCTGCTTATTATTTGAGTGATTACATTCAGAATAATCCTATGACCGGTATTAAAACAATGCCTGAGTTACTTTTCTTTCAAGACAAAAGTTTTAGAAGTGTTAAAAATGTATTGGAATATTACATCAGATACATCGTCACAGGAAGCGTAGACTTTTTTCAAGAAGAATACAAAAGAGAACGTTCTAATCAGATTCGCAGATCTACTCCCATTCTTTTTTGGTAATTGAGGAAGTCTTCTTGATTTAATTCCATTATTTTTTGGGGGCATTCTTTAATAGATTTTTATAAATAAAAAAATTGATGGTTAAAAGTAAT